TAGATCCTGCTCTAATATCAAACATTGTACTAGGTGTTACATATTTTAATGCAAATTTAGTACTTGATAATTGTATGTAAAGAGATCTAACTCCAATAAAACCTGTTGGTACTGCTACAGCTTCTGTGTTTATTGTAATAGTATCAATCTGCTCCATCTGTCTTATTCTTAACTTGGCATTGAAGTCAGCTTCAGCTAACCCAATAAAATCATCTATTTGATTAGTAAGATCAGATCTATTTAACCAGTCTGCTATAGATGCTTTTAATCCTGCATATGTTGTTAACGCCATTATAAATTTCCCTCAGCTGTTCTAAAATATCTAAACTCATTACTATTAAGTTTAGTTTTCATTATCTTTCTTTGAATTTGTTTTGGTAATTGAAACCAGTTGTTAGTTCCATTATATTCTTTAGTCCATATAGCAAGAATTAAAGGAGGAATACTAGCAACTCTTTTCATTTCTTTAGCACCAGATATATATCCACTATCATGGTTGTAAAGTTCCTTGTTTCTCTTTAACAAAGGATTTACATCTTGAGAATTATTGATAGTTAATTTACCATCAGACTCTTGGATGTATTTAGTCTTTACTCCTGCATCGTATTCAACTGATCTTATCTTAGCCATAAATTATTCAGTTAGTTCTGTAACGTATAATTGTCCGTCTGATGATCCAATTCTTAACACAGCTATTTTTTCTCCAGCTGATACTTTAATAATTTCAACTTCATTTGCAGGTAGATATGTTGTAGCTACTGCTGCTGTAGGTGCTACTGCTATATGTATATGACAAGCAATAGTGCTAACTACTCTAATATATTCTGTTCCATCTGTGAATGCTGCACCTAAAGAACTTGAAGATGCTGAAACTAATTTCTGTACAATTCCATGTCTTAATCCGTAATTCATATTTATTCCTTTTGTTAGGGGATGTTTCCATCCCCATAATTAACTATCTTCTTATAACGTAAGTGATTTCCATTTTAGATGCATTTGAAGAACCACCATTAGTAATTACTTCAAGTATTGATCCTTCTAATACTTCATTTAAAGCTGTTGGTTCTACTGTGTATTTTTTTAATGCAGAACTTGCAGCTACATGACTAATAGCTGCACTTGTACAAGCTACAGTATCTATTTCAAAAGTAATAGCTGCTGTTCCTGTAGTAGTTGCTTTGTTTTGTGCGAAAATTTTAATTATTCTACCAGCGTCTGGTACAGTAACAAATGTTGATGATGCTGATGATACGTCAGGTATTGCTGATGTTATAAAGTAATCGTTTAATGTTCTCATTGTATTATCCTATTGTTCCGATCATAACCTATCTCTGATCTTCAATGTTTTTAAAAGTACTAGGGGAGTAGTATTAAGGTTACTCCCCTATATACGTAATTTATTATGAAGTAGTTAAGTCGGCTACTAAGCCACTTGCACCTTCATTTCTTGATTCAAGAGTAGCTTCTACTAAAAGCTGTCTTTTTTCTGAATCACCAGTCTTAGCAAGTTCATGCATAGAGAAGTCTCTTAGGAACGCAATGCCCCAATATTCCATGTCTAGTACATAAGCGTCTCTATCTCTAGAGAATCTATTAGGTACTACTTGCAATTGACCAAAGTCAGATGCGTATACGTCAACTGATGTATATAAAGTAGCGTCTGCACCTGCATCAAATCTAGTAGAGTTACCAGTAAATCCTGATAATTTCTGCTTATTGAAAGGGCCACACATAACCATAGATGGATCTCCACCAGCATTCCATACTGATTTGATGACATCTTTTAATTGTGCTTCTGTGAATGCTCTTTGTGTTCCATCAGTTCTAGCAGTGTTTCCAATACCAGCTCCTGTTGTACCATCTGCAGCTTTGTTATCATTAGTGATAGTCCAAGCTCCAAGAGTTCCCATTTTTCTTGCAGTTGTTGCATTTCCACCTACTTCGGCAATATTGCCAGTGATACATGCTTCCATATCTCTTTTAAGCTCTTTAGCTCTCTTAGCGATTTGGTATGCAACTTCTGATGCTCTACCTGCTTTATCAACAGACTCTTGAGTTCCAGTAATAACTACAGTTTTATCCATAATTTGCGAACTGTTAGAAAGTCTAACTGTTGCTACTGAAGCGTCTAAACCTGCTTCATCACCTTCAATAACTGCATTGTTAGATGCTGCTGCTGCAAGTGCGTCTGTTTGCCATTCGTGAAGAACAGCAGTTGCTTTAGTTTTAGCTGCTGAGCTTAAAAATGGAGTATCTGTAGGTGCTATTGAATAAATAACGTCTGAAAGATCTTCTCTTTCACCTACTGAATCATACGTATCGAACGTATTAGTTGGTTGTGCCATTGTATTATTTCCTTTGTTGAGATTTAAGATTAATCATATCGGCTATGGCAGACTGGGCATCTTTTATATGACCAGACTTTCTTAGCGTATTGATTTTATTTCTTACGCTCTCTCTACCTGAACTACTATTCGATTTTGCAACACCAGCTTTTAAAACCCTTGGAGCATTTGCTATCTTCTTAGATACAATAGGTCTTTTGTCTGTTTGAGTTTTAAAGCTCATAGCATCTTTTGCTACCATTAAAAACCTATGGTCTGCAAGACTACCAATTTCTTGATCATTAAAACCGTAATCACGTAATGAATTACGCATACTAAGTTTAAAGGTATCAATTTTATTTGGATCGCTAAACTCTGGTATTTTTGTTGCAGCAAGTTCCTTTTGTGTATTAAGATAAGATTCATACTGTTGAGATTGAACCTGTCTAGCTTTATTTTTTAATCCTTCTATTCTGCTACTTTCTTGTCTTAATTCAAAGTCAAGTCTAGAAGCTTCTGAGGGATCTTCTTGATAAAGTTTAGCAAGGTCTTGTCCACCTTGTTTCTGTTTCACATATTGATCTGCTGTCGAAATTAAATCGTTTAGTTCTGATAAACGAGTATCGTAACTTTGACTCAAACTACTCTTTTGGTTTTCAAGATCTCTCTTTTCCATACCTAAAGTGTGAGTTTTTTGTCTGTAATCCGAGTCTCTAGAATATCCTGCTTTCAGCTCATCGAGGCTCACCTCTAACTCTTGACCACTTACTTTTACTCGGTGGAGTTCTGGTGTCTCTAATTCTGTTGTAGTTTCTTCTTCAGTCTCAGTATTTTCAGGAGCTTGTTCAGGAGTGGGTTTCGATTCCTCACTTTCTGGTACTTCCTGTTTCTCAGGAATTGGCTCTGATGGTTCAACATTAGTTGCTGGTACTTGATTGTCCTTTTGGGGATTCAGTATTCCATCTATTTTATCTGCTGCACCTTCTGTGTTTTCTGACATGATCGTTCCTTATGGGTTGACGAATTTGAAGTTTCGTTAGATTAACTTCGTTTATTTAATTGCTCAATATCGGCTTGAGCTAACCTTCCACTTGACATAACACTTAGTAAATGTCCTTTGATTTTATCCACCATATTAAAGGCTACCCAAAGGTTTCTACGAGTATCATCGTCTGCGAAACTTGTGTTAAAGATCTCTAGTCTGTAAATATCAGAAAGATCTTCAAATGCTTTCTTTAGAAGGGGATCGTCCAGCAGTTGCTGAGCTCTCTTGCCCTCCCTTATTAGTATTTCCTTGTCCATCATTAAAGAATTGCTTCTGTCCTCTCACTATTTGCCCCATTAGATCTCCTGATTTTTGTAGATCAGTTTGTTCTAACATGGATCTTCGTTTAAGTTCTAGTTCATCAATTTTGGTATTGTATTTCAATTCCATTTCTTTGATGGCTAGTTCATAGTCTAGAAGTGAACTTCGCATTTTGCCTTCCAATCCTTTAGCTTCTGTTTCAGCTTTTAACTGAGCACGTTGGTTTTCACCTTGTACTTGGGCTAATGTCACCTTCTCAAATTCAGTAGGTGGCTTAGGAGGAAGTTTAGGCATTTGTGCTGCTCCCACTTCTGGATCCATGAAGTATGGTTCTATACTATTTAGACCTGCATTTTCAACTAATTTTTTCAAAGAGTTGTAAATATTTCTTAAATTGACCATTGGGCCATGAACATTCTGTTGTAAATTGATTGCAGACATTTGTCTTTCTAGAATTGCATTCATCAATATTAACTGTTGTTCTTTTGATCCAGTACCTAATCCTACTTGTACTGTGATATTAACTCTGTCTTTCCATTCGTAAGGTCTCATAGGAATATACTTACCTCTGATTCTTACAATTTTTTCCTTGTTTTGATATTTACAAGTTAGTTCAAACATTTTTAAGGCTAAATCTTTTACACCAGTTTCAGCAAAGATTCTGGCGATTAACTCCATTCTCATTTGTGATTGTGTTAGATTTTGGTTTTGGCCAGTTGCTGTACTACTTAATGCATTTGAATCTAGCCCTTGTGATTGTCTGCTAACACCTGTTCTAGTTTCCTTAACGGAATCTAAATATGCTAACATACCACTTGCTTGTTCTGTAATGGGTTGAGCCTGAATAGGCATCATCACATTTTGAGGAGGTTGTTTTGTTCTTACAATTCCTCCTGGACGATTTGTTAAAAGATCATCCATTGAAACTTGTCCATCTTGTACTGCAACTCTATTATTATTTGTTAGATACATATTGTCTAACATCTGTCGCATTACAGTTGATTTAATTAATTGTATATCTTCTACTAATTCAGCTATACTTCTACCATAGAATCTGTGTGGCATGATAACTGGAGTCATAGAAACAAAAGGCATAGTATCTATTTCTTCCATATCAAGAAGTTTTTTACCATCACCTGCTACGCAAATTTTTAGTAATTCTGCTTTACCATCTCCATCTACATCCATTCTAACATAGCATTCATGAATTAAAATATCTTGTGTACTTTTATCTCCATCAGATTCTCCATGAGAAAAGTCTACGTTTTGATGTCTAGTAAATTTATCTTCACTATAAAAATCTCCATCACCAGTAGGTAACGAGTCAACTAAATCTTTATCATAACCCATCTCAACTAATTCTGTTCTTGTTTTGTTCACTCTATGACAAACAAAGTTTGCAGTATCAATTGACTTACATCTACGTTCAATTAGAAATTCTTCTGGTGGAACTGGTTCTATTCTTACTTTACCATAAATTTTTGTTCTATGGATTACTACATCATGTAGTGTAATTTTATCTATCTCTTTACCAGACTCATCTGTAATAGGTTCTTTGTAAGCAGTATGAGCTGATACTTTAATCATATCAAGAGATACTAAATCATTAAACTCATCTTCAGTTAATCTTTTGTATTCTTCTCTTTCAATTTTTTCTGCATCATCCCAATATACTTTTAAGATTCCGTTTTTTTGAATTAGTGCGTCTTTGAATGCTGTATACAAACAAAGGAAACCATCATTCTCTTTATAGAAAATATAGTTTAAATAATCTGAACATTGTCTAGCCATTTCTTCATCTTCTGGCCCCATACCTTCACAGTTAAATACATTATCACCTGATGTAAAAATTCTCATCAATGATGGCATTAAACTTTCTACTGTATCTAAAACATCGTTAGAAACAACTTGAGAACGACCTTCTTGTTCATTGCCAAGAGGTTCGCCTAAATAATATTCTAATGATTTTTTTCTAGCAGATACAAGTTCTCCACCAATGTATCCTGATGCGTTATGTATTTCTCTGCTTACTACTGATAATAT